TGGTAGCTTTGACGAGCCGTCTTTTTTCGAGGCCTCGCAGTCATTAAAGCCGTATTTCGAGCTTTATGTCATTCCACAGGTAAACAATCCTAACGCACAATTGAAGCTCGCAAACGGCAGCTTATTAGGTAACGTGGGTTGGTTAAACGAAAGCTACAATCAGGGTATTAATGACTTCACTTATGAGTTAACTATTGAGGATGCTTCGGGCAATAACCTTGATGAGGTTGATTTTTCGCAGGAAAATAATGTGACTGTCAAAGTTTACAACGCTGCAGCCATTTCAAATTTGATTGAGGCGCAGTTTTACATGGTGCCACAGCCTGACACGTACAAAAACAAGCCACAAAGTAACGCCGAATTGATACGTTTATCCGGTATTTACTTCAATGGTGCAACTCCGATTTATAGCGGTTACGGCGTGGGTACTGAGCGCATGGTATCGAGTGCCTTTACATTTGCTCAGCTTACAGGTTACGCCCAAATCACGTTCAAACTCACGCCAAACGCTGCGTTTAACACTTATGCAGACGCGCTAAGCACGCAGGATTTACAATATCGCTTAACGCTTACTGTACAAAACACAGGAGGCACAGCCAACAATAATAACGGCGTTACCCTGAACCTTAAAGAGGGTATTTTAACCAAAAACCCTGTACAAGGTGGTGTTTATTCGGGTGTATTGACTCAGCTTTTTACTGATCATGCTGGCGTTAATGTCACAGACAACCGATTTACAACGGAAGATGACTTCATTTATAAGTCAACTTTTAACCTAGACAAAAACCAAGCTCTAAACTCGCTAACGGCTGAGGTTGTTATTGAAAGAGATTCAGACGCTAGTCAATTCGCGCTAGTATCGAAATTGATTCCATTTGCTAACTACGTAACTACACCTAACGGAGTTATTCAAATCGCATTTAACGAGCCTATTCAGCAATTCTTGGATAACCCGCAGGCTAACAAGCTAATTTTAGAGCTTACGGGTACTGAAACGCTCACAACATACGAAGCGAAGCTAACTTGGTCACTTATGGCTAATTGGCGTTATTGGATAGCTCAAAACAACGCTTTCTTAGACTTTTTCAACAGCTCATTACCTGAAAATGGCCTCAATGCTGAGTGGATGCGCTACTTGCGTGCATCAGGCTACACCATCAAAGTCAAATGTAGCTTACTCACGGCTGACAATGTAGAATACTATTGGGAAAATCCTTTCTCGCTTATTGATTACGACACGGCCGAAGACCAAGCGTGCGATATTAAGCTGTACGATGCAACCGGCACAGAGCAAACCGCGATCATTGCAAATCAAATCATGACCGTTAAGGCCATATTTACAACCGCAATAGGTCAATGGGTTGAGCCTTCAATATGGGGATGGTTGAGTATAAGACCAAAAGAGGCAGACCCCAACAAACGACTTTCAACTGTTTGGGATTGGTCAAGTCAAGACAAGCCGTTACAACCGCAGGCAGGATTGACAAAGGTAGACATCGAGCAAATAAGCACAACCGAGGTTCATTTAGTTTGTGAGATAGATACAAGCGGCATTGACACCGCAAGCACAATCATTGCTACCATCAACCAAAAAGACGATAAAGGCAACTTTTATTTAGTCCACAAACAGGACTTTAATAAAATCACCTTGCCAGGCGATGCGATTCGCGAGGACAAAGGCGCGGTTTTCTGTTCTGAGCCTCAATTAGTAGTCGCAAGCCTAGAAGATGCGGCATATTACAAAAACGACCGCACAGGCATCGCGTACAAGTTCGATGACATGACTATCGAGCTCGAAGATGCAAACGGCAATTTATCACCTGCTCCAGGCATTACGGTAAACTTCCCGCACCAACCCGATGCAGTCGGTTTTGTCATTGATTGGAGACAAGTAGCAAGCGGAAGCGTATTGCTTCAAGGTTGTTATAAGGTACGCGTAAATTGGGAGCTTTCGGGTAACTCAGGTTGGTTCTACTATGGCAGTTACAACCTTGTCGAATACACGCCTTTCAATGTGCTTGGTACGGTTCGTTTATTCGTTGTGCTCAACGATTTAGTACGAAAGCAAGGCATTAACTACAAGGATTCGGGTTTTGCCTCTACAGTGCGTTTCCGTGGCCAATTCGGCTATATGCAGCCTAAGTACGAAACCGAAAACATTATTTATACTGATCGCAGACGCGAAAAAGTACGCAATGAGGCCTTGAGAAGTTACGAGCTTCGCAGTAGTTATTTGCTTTCTTGCATGACGCGTTTAATTGATGAGGAGTGTCTACTCACGGCAAATCAAATTTACATATCTGACCACAACGCCAACAACCATGTGCAAAATATGTACTACGATTTTCCTGTAATTCTTAGCGAAGAGGAATCACCAACATTCGAGTACACAGATAGCGTATTTGCAAAAATCAAAGCGGTTTTTGTTGATAAAGTTGCTTATTACGAAAGCAAATACGACGGCAATATCAAAGGCTCTGACAACATTATTTTACAGCTACCTAATGCCACAACAGGTGGTGGAGGCATTTGCGAAAACGCAACCGTTCACAATTCTGATTATACCTATGTTGAAAGCGTTGTAAGTGGTGGCGATTTGGAGCTTCCTGACACTCAAGTAAATTTATACATTGACGGGGTTCTCGTGGATAGCCAAAACGTGGTAACTTTGAGCAATGCAATCCTTAACGTAATTTGGCAATAATGGCTTACGACTTTTTTATAGAATCACAGGTTAAAACCTTTGCAACTTTTGGCGCATTTCCCGTTACAGGAGCGCTCAAAACAATATACATAGATGAGAGCACGGCAGATGCTTACTATTGGAATGGTAGCAGCTATGTTCAAATTAGAACAGAATCAAAGTATGAAGCTATTGACGTTCTAAACAACACAGGTGCGTCAGTTCCTAAGATGTCAGTTTGCTACCTGAAAACCTCATCAACCTCAGCCAATACACCTGAGATTTTACTAGCCAATGCCACTACTGAGGCAACAAGCTCGAAAACTATCGGCATACTCATGGCTACAACAGCCAATGCTACAACGGGTAAATTAATCACGGCAGGAGAATACGACAAGTTTAATACTTCGGCTTACAACGTAGGTGACCGCCTTTGGCTTGGTACCACAAATGGAAGCATCACAACTACACCGCCAACACAACCAAATCACGCGGTTTTCCTTGGAATTGTAACACGTAAGCAGTCTCAAAATGGGCGTATATTGGTAGCTATCCAAAATGGCTATGAATTAAACGAGTTGCACAACGTACTTATCGACACGCCAACAAATGGTCAAGCATTGATTTTTGACGATGCAACCGACCTTTGGAAAAACGTATCACCAACCATCCAAATTGATAGCGTACTAGTTAGCGCAGGCGATTGGGTGCCAGACGCAGGCATTTATAAATACACATACTCAAACGCCGCGATTACAGATATCAAAGTTGTGGAGATTATTCCGGCAAATGATGCTTACAGCATTGTGCAAGGCATAGAGGTTTTGCCACTAACTGAGAGCTTCAACGGATATGTGGAATTTTATTGCAACAACCTGCCAACTGAGGATTTTTACGTAACAATACTGATAAGAATATGAAAGGCTCTGTTAAACTTCCTGTGTTCATTGATGACGCGCGTAAATACGTCAACACAACACAACTACGTGCCAAGTATCTAGGCGCAAGCTATGAGGCCGAGTATTGCCAATGGCAAGCGCTTCACGGCTTGGGATCATTAATGGAAACAGCTTCGCTAATCATTACGCCAAATGCTTACCTTGAAGGCAAGCTAATAGCTTCCTATCCACCTGACCCGATTGGAGATTTTGACGTAACAAGAGCGACCACAGCAACACGAGTAAACTCTGCTGGCTTAGTGGAGTTAGTGCCTTATAACCTATTCACTTATTCGGAGCAGTTCGACAACGCTGATTGGAGTAAGTCAAGCGGTGCAATTACTGCTAATAGCACAACCGCACCAAATGGAACTACAACGGCAGATACTTTTACGGGTAATGGAGCGTTAAGTAATCACGACTTTTTTGAGGGGGTTACGGGTGGAGCAAATACAACCGCTTCAATCTATGTAAAAAAGAACACCGCACAATATGTCTATATCTCGCTTAACTACCAAAGTTCAGGTGTGAATTGGGCAACGGGTGTTTATGACCTTGACAACCTAACTACCGCTACCTTTCAAAGTGGTGGTGTAACAAATCAAGTTGCTACAATTACAGACGAGGGTAACGGGTGGCGTAGAATTACATTAAGCGTAGATACTGCAAACACTTCTCTATATTGTATGTATGGTTTAGCAGATTCAATGAGTCCAACGCTTGGTTCAAGGGGTAGAGTTGAAAATTCAAGTTCGCAATCTTTCTATGCTTGGGGCGCACAACTTGTCGAAGGCTCAACCGCTAAAGACTACCAAAAAACGGAAACAAGACTTAACATCCCAAGACTTGACTACTCAAACGGAACTTGTCCAAGTTTACTTGTAGAACCGCAGAGGACAAATGTATGCTTGTATTCTAACGACCTTTCAGGGTGGATAGACCAAACACTACTCACTACAAAAACACGCATTCAAACGGGAGGCCCTGACGGAAACGCTTTCGATAGATTAGTTACAACAGGTTCAGGTTATGTAGGTAGATATGTACAAAGCTCAACTCAAGTTGGTAGCAATACTTGTTTCACAACTTATTTAAGGGGTTCAGGAACTATTCAGCTTGGTGTCTTTAATATGGGCACAACCTATTCAGTAAGCGTAAACCTTACGAATGAATGGGTAAGATATGAGAACATCATAACGAATGGAACTAACGGAACTTATATGGACTTCGGTATTTATCTTTTCGGTGGTGTTCAGGTTGATGTAGCTTTTAGTCAAGTTGAGTTTGCAAGTTATCCGACAAGTTACATACCTACAACCTCTGCAAGTGTAACACGAAACGCAGATGTTATTGGTAAAAGTGGCATCACTTCTTTAATTGGTCAAACAGAGGGAACTTTATTTGTAGATTTAGATTTGTCACAAATTGAAACACAAGCATTGAATATAGATACCTTAATGCTATTGAATGACGGAACTACAAACAATGAGATTGGTATTCTTTTAGATGTACCAAGTGGAAACCCGAGAACACTTTTAGGACTTATTACAAGTGGTGGTACTTATCAAACATTGATTTATGATTCGTCTATCGCTACGGAAACACGATACAAAATTGCTTTCGCATACAAGGCAAACGATGTTGTAATGTACATAAATGGACAGCTTATTGGAACTGATACAAGTGCAAGCATTCCTAATACTTATCATTTGAGTTTATCAAAACGAGCTGACGGGTCTTGGACTAACGACTGCCAAACTTTATACAACGCAACCGCCCTTTGGAAAACTCGCCTTACAAATACTCAACTCGCCGAGCTCACAAGTTTATAAGATGGCAGTAGTTTACATACATATGAAACCAAGCACACGTGATATTTATTACGTTGGAATAGGCACAGACCCTAAAAGGCCATATGTTAGGACTAAAAGGAATTCATATTGGACTCGCACATACAATAAGTACGGCTTATTAGTTGATATTATTGCAAAAGATATATCACTAGAAGGAGCTAAGGAAATGGAAAAGTTTTTGATTTCATCAATAGGTATAGAGAACTTATGTAATATTACTTTGGGAGGTGAAGGTGCTTTTGGTTATAAACCATCAGAAGAAAATAGAAAAAAGCACTCTGAACTTATGAAAGGCAGACCTTCACCTAGAAAAGGTAAAAAACATACGCCAGAAGCATTACAAAAAATGTCAGAGGCACAAAAGGGTCGTAAAATGTCAGATGAGCAAAAGGCAAGACTTATACAGTCTTTAATTGGTCGCAAACACTCTGACATCACTAGAGAAAAAATATCAAGAACAAGAAAAGAAAAGGAAATACAAATAAGTGAAGTTACTCGCCAAAGGCAAAAGGAAGCTTGGAGACAAGCGTCAATGAAAGTAAAAGAACTTACAACAAACACCATTTGTTATATGTGGGAGGCTGTTGAAATATTTAATGCTAGCTATCGTACGGTAAATGGAAATAGTGTTCACGACAGACCGATAACAAGAGGCAAAACAAAAGGACTAAATTTTATAAGAATATGAACATTTTTAAGCTCTGTTACAATAACGAACAGGAAGGAATTGAAGATTTGAAGTCAAAAGGTATATTAGTCGAAACTAAAGGTATTGACGAAAAAATAACTTTGGCTTATGGTAATGGCGTGCAAGCTGTGGTAACTATCGGAAAAATTATGTTAACCCCTCCCGTAATGGAAGGAATGGAAGTAATCGAAGAACATATCTACGCTGACGGATATCACTACGATGTAATGTCGGATAACACCTATGACTTCGGAGCTAACCTTGTCGAACCAAAGAACCCAAAGCACGCATTCGCGGGACACGCAGTTAATGAGGAGTTTGAACCAATTTTTCTAAATTTACCGACAAATGAAAACTAAATTGACTCTCCTACTTTTCTCCCTTGTTAGCGTACTCGCTCCAATTACGCCACTTATCCTACTTGCAATTGCCTCAATCATTCTTGACACATGTTTTGGGATTTGGCGAAGCGTTAAAAAGCAAGGTTGGAAGTCAATACGATCTAGAAGGCTATCACACACCATTTCAAAGAGCTTGCTTTATTCGGGTGCCATCACCTTTATTTTTCTACTTGAAAAATACGTTGTTGCCGATATTCTTGGCCATTTCATTGCTATTGATTTAGTGCTAACAAAGGCGTTCACGTTCTTTTGCGTAGTTACTGAGGTAAAGAGTATAAACGAAAGCTATCACAGCGTCACAGGCGTAAATGTATGGGATAAGTTTATCGCATTTGTGAAACGAAGCAAGGAACAATTAGAGGAGCTGAAATGAGACCTGTACGCACAACAATAGTTTACTTTCTGATTTACGCCGCATTTGTCATGCTGTGGAGTTTCCTGATGTATGGATGCTCAGCAGAGCGACTACACCAAAAGGCAGTAAATAAAGGCTACATTCATACTATCCATGTGGATACCTTCAAGATTGCCACCATTGATACAATGTGGAAAGACGGCAAGCCATACCCCGTAATCAAATACAAGGACTCTTTAGTAGTGCGAACTGAAATCAAATACGTTCCTAGGTGGGTTTATCGGTTCGATAACAAGCGATTTGCCGATAGTTTGGCACAAATACGTGCAATGTATGAAGCAAAGCTAAAAAACGAGCTTAAAAGGCAAAAAATCAAGTCACATGAAAAAAAGATAGTAACCAAGCAAAAGACCAAACAAACGCAAAGCGAGAATAAAAACGGCTTTGCGGATGCAATGAAGTGGGTAGCGTTGTCTATTTTCAGCACCGCTCTGATTCTTTTGCTTATTATTGTTATTCGAGCAATCAAACGATATATTGCAATCAATGGATGAAATACTTGTAAAATACGTAGCCTTCACCAAAAAATGGGAGGGCGGCCTATCAAGAGACAAAGCTGATTCAGCTAGCAAACACCCATGCCCAACGCCATACAATGGCAAAACAGGATGGCACACCAATATGGGAATCACATACGCAGCTTGGCACAATTTCTACGGCAAAAATGCGGATGCACGCTTTTTCAATATGTCACATGAAGATTGGTTTAAAGTCTTCAAAGTTGGCTATTGGGATCGTGTTAAAGGCGATTTGTACACATCTAAAAACATTGCAATATTTGTTACCGGCATGGCATGGGGAAGCGGCGCAAGTCAGGCGGCCAAATCTCTACAAGTTGCTATAAATCATTGCGGTGTAAAGTGCGTTGTTGACGGTATTATTGGCAACCAAACAATTAATGCAGCCAACTCAATAGAACCTAGAAAACTTTTTGACGCTTTGACAGCAGAGCGCGAGCGCTTTTTTTACGTTATTGGCGTAGGTAAAAACGCAAAATTCCTACGCGGTTGGCTCAATCGCTTAGCTGATTATCGTAAAACATTTAGACCTTAAACACTTCACCTATGTTGACCTCATTCAAACGCTATTCTAAAAATGTTCATTTATTTGAGTTCAACACTAAAAAAGTGAAGATTGCCGCAATGTCCGATTTGCATTGGGACAACCCAAAGTGCGATTGGGACCTACTTAAGAAACACCTAGATTACTGCCTTAAAAACGAGATTTACATTATTTTCCCTGGTGACTTCTTTTGCCTTATGCAAGGCCGTGGAGACCGTAGAGGAAGCAAAGACGATATTAGGCCAGAACATAACAATGCGAGGTATTTGGATTCAATTGTTGAAACTGCAGTTGATTTCTTTGCACCTTACGCTAAAATCATGCTATTGGTTGGATATGGTAATCATGAGACCTCAGTAATCAAATACCAAGAAACAGACTTATTAAGCCGATTTGTGGATCTATTCAATTACAAAACAGGTGCCGAGCTTCAAATCGGTGGTTATGGCGGTTGGGTAATTATTAAGCTAGGAACTCACACGGCTGTATTTGTCAAGATAAAATACTTTCACGGCTCAGGCGGTGGCGGTGTGGTTACTCGCGGTGAGATAAACCTATCGAGAGCCTTGCAGTTTTACGAAAACTTTGATATTTTACTCACAGGCCACATTCACGAGAATAAAGCAACTGAGGTGGTAAGAGACACCTTAGCATCCATTGCAGGAAGCTATCAACAAATCCTTAGGCCTATTCACTTAATGATTTGCGGAACGTATAAAGAGGAATACGGCGATGGCTCAGGCGGTTGGCACATTGAAAGAGGTGCGCCACCTAAACCAATAGGCGGCCGAATTATCACTTTAGAGAACGTCAGAAGCCAAAAAGGCAAAAAATCTACGTTTACAAAACACATTGATTCAATGAAGTTCCCCGGAAATTTGTAACTTCACCCCGTTGTTGTGTATGGTTTCCTGCGCAATGGTAGGTAACAGCATCGGCGCGCAGGGACATCACTCACTTGGTTTTAGCAGGAAAGGCATTCATTTTTGAGTGCCTTTTTTGCTTTGGTACAAGTCAAATAATCGGCACCGCAAAAAATATTTTCACTTTTTTTCATAAAATATTTGCAACTATAAATATTTATAGTACATTTGTAAGGTCAAACAGACACAACAACGCTAATAACAACCACTTAACAACAACACAAATGGTAACAAAACAACAATTAATTGATGCCGCAACAGCCAAGGGCGCTGAGGTTATTATTGAAAAAGATGAGTACACAGCCAAAGAGCTTATAGGCATTAGACTTAAAAAAAATACGTGTACTACTGGTTTGAAATGCAACCTTGGGAAACTCACATATCATTCAATCACAGCTATTCCCAAAACACAGGCATAACACAAAAAAGTTACCGAGCAGGATGGACTATTCTTCGCAGTCTTAAATTAATGGACTAATCAACAACACAATGAATATTCAAAATCTAGCTAAAAAGATTTGCATTTATAACGGCCAATCAGGTACGCAAAAGCAAATTGAGAAATGTATCAAATCATTTGCAAGCAAGACAGAAGCCATGCAGCGATACATCAAAGAAAGAAATATCTAACCCCCTAAAACCAACACAATGCAACAACTAAACGCCAACTTTTTTTGGGATGAAATCCGCCAAGTTTCAGCACTTGGAAACGATCAACAAGATTTGGACATCACCAAGCTAAAGCCGTTAATTGACTCGGCTTCTTACCTCATCAGACAGATTGAAATCTGTGACCATGAGCTATATAAACTCAATCACTTGCCTAAAATTTATCGCGAGCGCATGACTGAGGAAATCAGCGATTGGAATCGCCAGCGCAGTCAGTACCAAGAAAGTCTAAAACAAGTAATCAATAAACTATAATATCATGTCAGTACAAAAACAAATCAAAGCTAATCCTTTCGCTCAACCTGTTAAAATTTGCTTAGGCAGAACAGTAATTCTAGAAGAATTTTTCGAGTCAAGTGGAACATTTAAAGCATTCAGAAAAGCAGAGGCAAGACTGAAAGAACTAGGTTATGAAGTTGGTTCGATGTGTCGAAATGAACCTATCGGATTTGCTCATAAATCAACTTGTAATTACGTTGCCAAATGGCATAACCTTGACCAAGATGACATAAACAAACTTGACGGCGTAATGCTAAGCGAGGACTTTAGAGAAGGTTGGGTAAAAATCATTTTTTTCAACCCAACAATAAAAGCATTCAAACAACATTAAAAGCTATGAACGAGCGCAAACTAATCCAAGCCTACAAAGCCACATTTTACGCGGCTATTGCAATATTCATCTTTTTACTCATCAATTTAATTTATCAGCTATGCTAAAACTAATCAAACAAGACCCTGACTTTATTGGAGGCCTCGCAGTTGCCTTAATTGGCGCCGTTGCACTCATTTACCTATGCCGAACCAATAAACCGCCTGTAATCGACGCAAACACGATTGATTACCAAACCTATGAAGAAATAAGCTACGAGCTCAAGGGAGATTGGGCAAAGTACGCCGAAGGAGTTTATAACCGTAAATACAATCGACAATGAAACGCATTGAAAACGACCGCAGGTTGTTACTAGGCATCATTGCCTTTATGACCCTAATCATGATAATTAAAATCCTTTCAGATGTCTACCATTAGAACACGCCGCATTTCCGAACGCCTGGAGCCTTACCGCATTGTAGACGCGCAGTTCACTTATGGGCCCGATTGGTTCAAACTTGAAGACTACGTTTTGCACGGGTATTTATCAGGAGAGCGCATGGATATGATTAACGGCCTAAGCCTTGACCATTTTGATGAAATCCACTACATAACCCAAAGCCACAACGCCAAAAATAACCGCTTGTTTTTCCATGTGGTAGGCGTTAGGTATTCAGGTGAAAAACGACAAACAATATTAATTTTAAGACGTAAGTGATGGAACAACCTAGAGTAAATTACAAGAAATTTGAGCCTAAATACAGTGAATGTTTACGCGATAGACGTAGAGATTTTGCTATTCTTAAAGCTCACGGAAACAGAAAAGTAAACTATTTGTACGAATTAAAAAATAGTTTTCTAGGCTTTGAAAACGAGCTTACAACCTACGAAATCAAAGTTTTGAAAGCTGAGTTAATTTGGTCACGATCAAAATATATACCGACATGGAATACGGAGAAAAAGTAAAGAAAAACATGAAGCGCGCCACAATCATTATTGAGTACACTAGCGAGCAAAATCTAGATGACTTCCTTGATCACATTAAGAACCAACTTAAAGACGGCCAAAGCGAAGGAACTAAGACGTTTTACGTAAATCAAAACTCATTTGTAACCACTTTTTCGCAGGTCTATTGCGAGAATTACAAACGTGAAAGCAAGATTGAAGTGCATAACGGCGTTTGCCATGAAATCGTGAAAAGCAATGTATAGGCGAACTACTAAGCGGGTCATTGTGAGCCCAGGACACAAGATTTCTTACCGGGAAGTTTGCAGAATTTTTAAGTTAGCAAAGCCTTGTATTGAAGAAGATTAGTATATTTGTTGACGGATTAGAGTCTCTTACATAGTTAATCCATAGGCATTATTGGCCCTAATAATGACGCAGACGTGAGACTCCTGCCGATTTGTTGGGGCCTTTTTTATTTACCAAAAATTGCAAAAATGACATGGCGCAAGGAAAAAAGAATGTAATTGTTTACACTGATTGGATAAGCACCTTTGAGCTCCTTTCAGATGAGGAGGCAGGAAAATTAATCAAACATTTCTTTAGGTATGTCAATGATTTGAACCCTGAGCCTCCTGATCGCATGATTGAAATCTTATTTGAACCCATAAAAACAACCTTGAAAAGAGACCTTGAAAAGTGGGAAGTAAGAGCTGAAAGAGCGCGCCAAAACGGCTACAAAGGAGGCAGGCCAAAGGATGAGGAGAAGCCTAAAGAAGAAAACCCAAAAGAACCGAGTGGGTTACAAAAAAACCCAGAAGAACCCAGTGGGTTATTTTTTACCGAAAAAAAACCTGTAAGTGTAAGTGTAAGTGTAAGTGATAGTGTAAGTGTAAGTGATATTAATACTTTTCCTTCTAAAGAAGAAAAAGTAATACATACGCAAAAAAGATTCCTTATTCCATCAATTTTAGAAATTTCAACTTACTGCAAAGAACGCAACAACGAAGTAAACCCCGAGCAATTTTACGATCACTATCAAAGCAATGGTTGGATGGTAGGCAAAAACAAAATGAAAGATTGGAAAGCCGCCGTTCGCACTTGGGAAAAAAACGGATACTCAAAACCTCATCAATCAAATAATAATCAAATAACAACTCAAAATGGAACACAACCAAAACAACAGCGTCACGCATTCATCCTCAAAACTCTTAGAAATTTGGAGCGCCTCGGAACATTCAATTCAAGACAAGTTGAAATCGCGGAATATTATCTTGAGCACGCAACAGGTCCAATCAATTCTGAAGAGTTCTTCGCAAGACTTGAAAAACTCGATTGGAGCAGTCCAGAGTTTCATCCTGAGAATATTGGAAGTACGCTACGGATTGGAGAGCGACAGGATAACTGATATACTGCTAAGTTCAATCATGGAAACTTTGATAAACAGCCAAAACCCTTTATCAATTGACGATTTAAAAGCATGCTTTGATTACACAACCGTGCAAAAGATTCCCGGCCAAAAGATGACCCTTGATGAGTTCATGACGCCCATTCGCGACTACATCAAGAAAAAGCAAATACTTCGCCAGGTGATTGAACAGCAACACATCGAGAACACAAAGCAACAAGCCTCAAACGAAGCCGAAGAACAATTTTTCCTACGCGCCAAACAAAAGTATATTGATAGCCTAGAGTTCAATGAATGGATGGGAGATATGTTTGAAGCTCGCGTGATAGCTGATAAGTTTTGGAGGCAAATGCGCCATGAGTGGGCAAACCTCAAGGATGCGGCTAGAGACGTTTATATCCGAGACGTGGCAAAGAACCAAGTAGAAGACGCAGTACAGCAGATATTGCCTAAAAAGATTTATTACTTAGCACAGGAGACTGTAAAACTCGCGTGCAAAAATGGGATGCAGTGGTAACAACTAAAAAACAACAATAAAATGATAAATAAAAAAGTCTACATAGCAGGACCTATAAGCGGCCACGACTTAAAATCAAGAAAAGAAGCGTTTAAAAACGCTGAGATTGAGTTAAAAAGATTAGGGCACAATGTGGTAAATCCAATGGAGCTGCCGCATGATCATGACAAAAGTTGGGAAAGCTACATGAAAGAATGTATTGAAGCGCTTTTGAAATGCGATACAATTTGCCTTTTGCATGGTTGGAATAAATCCAAAGGCGCAAAACTTGAGTTTGATATAGCCAACGCAATGGAGTATAAAATTATTATTGAAAAATAAATCAACTATAAATAATTATACCTATATTTACACCCAAAACCAATATACAACAACAATGAAAAAGCTAATTTTAAGCAAGTTGCACATTCGCGACTTTAAGAAAATCAACGATTTAGAGATTGATTTTTCACAACAAACAACCATTGCCGGAACCAACGGCGTAGGTAAGTCAACCATTTTTGATGCTTACACCTGGTTACTCTACGGTAAAAACTCGCATGATCAACAAGATTTCAGCATTAAGCGCCTAGATGAAAACGGAAACGTCATTCACAACCTAGTTGCAAGCGTTCGCGGTGTGTTTATCTTAAACAGCGATGTTATCCAACTAGAGCGCCGTTACAAAGAGAAGTGGCAAAAGAAGCGCGGTAACGAGCATGAAGAGCTTACAGGCCATACAACCGAGTATTTCATCGACCAAATACCAAAAAGCAAATCAGAGTTCGATACATACGTCAAAGGCATGATTTCAGACACTATTGCAAAGGTCATCAGCTCGCCGCTTTATTTCAATGATAAAATGAAATGGCAGGAACGCCGCGAGATTTTAACTTCCATTGCAGGTGATACAACGCCCGAAGACGTGCTAAATTTTGCGCCTGACGAATTTAAATCCGCAAATGAACTACTTGCTTTACTTGAGTCAAGAAAGTCGCTTACAGACGAAAAAACGCGCATTGCATCAGAGCGCAAAAGATTAAAGGAGCAACTTGATGGCATTGCGCCCAAGATTGAGGAGCTTACAAGTATGACCGTAACCGAGTTGGATGCTAGCGAGCTAGAGACAAAACTAGGCTTGCATAAAGTATCTAGGCATTTGATTGACGCAAAGCTAGAGGACATCGCCGAGCAAAACAAAGCAGAGCAACAAAAGGTCATTGATAGCAATAATCAATTGTACAAATGGCAGGATGAACTAAGTAAGGCAAAACGCGAGTTACTCAAAGACCACAATGACCGAGCACAGGCATACGAGAAACGCAAAGCAGATTTGCGCCTAGAAATCCAAAAGCTAGAGTTTGAGCAGGCTGAAACAAAGTCAAAACTTACGGCACTCGAAAAGTCAATCGAGCAACACCAAGCAGCACAGGATAAACTTAAAGAGGCCTGGATTAAAAAGAAAGACGAGCAATTTACGTTTGTAGCTGAAAACTGCCCATGTTGCCACCGTCCAATGGATAACAACGAAGAGCAGCAACTAGAGAAGTTCAATGTAGCGCGAGCCAACGCAATAACGCAAATACTCAAAGAGGCTACTGATATTAAAGAGCTCAAAGAGGCCGAGCAACGCCAGGCGCAAACTCTTGACTTGACATTGATTCGAATTGCTAACGACATCGAGACAAAAAACACCTACTTGAAAGAAGTTGAGGCCTCATTTGTAGTCGAGCAAGAGCCAAGCGACACGCCTGGCATGGTTGCATTGAAAAACGCCATCGACAACCATAAGCCTTACACACCTGAGGCAGTTTGTAATAACGCATTGAAGCAGGAACGCGAGCAACTCGATGAGCAAATCAAAGAGGCGGAGTCATCGCTCGCTAAACTTAGCCACATTACCGAGATTAACACCCGCATTAATGTGCTATCAGAAAACAAGCGCGTACTAGCGCAACAAATCGCAAGCCTTGAGCGCGTAGCTTTCCAAATTGACGCATACGAAAAAGCGCACATTGAGCTAGTAGAGAGCCGAGTAAACGCGAAGTTTGCCATTGTCAAGTGGAAAATGTTTGATGAGCAAATCAATGGAGGTTTGGCACCAACGTGCGAGGCAACGGTAAACGGAACGCCTTACAACGATCTAAACACCGCTATGAAAATCAACGCTGGACTTGATGTAATCAACGCACTCAACTACCATTTCGGAATGTTTGCACCTGTATTCATTGATGCACGTGAAAGCATTGTTGAGATAATTGAAACGGACTGTCAGGTGATTAGCTTGCAAGTGGATAAGTCGTTTGATGAATTAACTGTAATTGTGTAACCCCTAAAATCAAGATAAAATGGCAACTAGAAAAGAATTTGAAAATGCGATTTCGCACTTTAAAATCAAAGCAAATCAATTAGCTCATCCTGTAAATTTAGTATTTGATGACGGAGAAATTCAGCATCACGGCCTAACCAAACGCGAATACTTTGCAGGTTTGGCAATGCAGGGAATGGCAATGAGTGATTTGAAATTTGAGGATATGGCGCACGATGCTGTGAAAATGGCCGACGCCCTACTCGCAGAACTTGAAAAAACTGAGAAAGCATGAGTAGAAGAGAACTAACCGAAAACGAAGCCAAAGTTATTGATCTAACCGGAAGGCTTTGGAGGGCTTTATTGGAAGTCGAAAGCGAGCATAGTTTGCACCCGGATGACATCCATGAGCACAGGCGAAACATAAAAAATATTCAAAATAGAATACTCGCAAGAAGGTCAATAGTAATCATTCAAAAATCAGAGAAATGACACCACAAGAAAAAGCAAGAGATTTATATTTCAATTATTATCAGCAAGTCGCAGACGGCTCATCTCCTGAGCATAATGCTAAGCAATGTGCATTGATTGCAGTTGATGAGATTTTATGTCAAATCAATAATTGGGGTGTTGTTTCAGTTAAAGGCTATTGGGAGCAGGTAAAACAAGAAATAGAAAAATTTTAATCTAGAATAATGGAAACAAAAAAAGAACAAACAGCAGTAGAATTTGCAGTGGAAAAATTAGAGAAATTTATCCCAAGTGGTAATCAAATAGCGATAGGATGCATCCTTGAACAAGCCAAAGAAATGGAGAAGGAGCAGAAAATCAAAATGCTTAACACATTCCTGTGTAACGCTCAAATGGGTGAAGATGTAGAGGATGTGGAAGCGTGGTTTAAGCAATACGAAAATAAAAGCAATGAAGAAGGATAGGCAGGTTGTCTTTGATAAATATGGAGGCAGGTGCGCTTATTGCGGGTGTGAGTTGCAAAAAAGCTGGCACATAGATCACATTGAGCCGATTGTTAGAAGTTTGAAAGATAGTTCTTGTGAAAAACCTCACAATCATAACATTGATAATATGAATCCCGCTTGTGCAAGTTGCAACATTCAAAAGAACTCATATTCACTTGAACAATTTAGAAATAACATAAAACAATTTGTTAACTCACTAAATCAATATAGTACGCAATACAAGTTTGCCAAGCGTTACGGATTAGTTACTGAAACTAACATGGATGTTAAATTTTATTTTGAAACCATTAAACAATAAGACAATGAAAACAGCAATAATTAAACACCTAAAAGCCATTGCAGTTATGGCTTCGATTTTCGCTAGCATTTGGCTTGTTGGCATGATTAAGGATGGCGCTATTTACTTCATTATAATTGGCTTTTTAGTAATGTTTTACATGCTGATTTACAAAATAGTTAACGACAAGTAACTATAAATACTTATATTTGTTAAAATTTTAAATTCATATACAATGAACACAACAACGCAGCCAGCAGTGGCAGAAAAGGACATCACTACGCAAGTCCTTCAGAAAGTGCAAGCCTTTGAGAAATCAGGCGAGCTAAGAATCCCAAAAGACTATTCACCTGAAAACGCGCTAAAAGGCGCAATGCTAGTCTTATCAGACCTAAAAACAAAAGACGGTCATTCGGTTTTGCAGTATTGCTCAAAAACGAGTATTGCTCAATCCCTTTTGAAAATGGTTGTAGAGGGTTTAAGCGTGCTTAAAAAGCAAGGGTATTTTATTCCTTACGATAAGGAATTGACATGGTCGCGAAGCTATCAAGGCTCAATTGCTTTAGCTAAGCGAGTAGCTGAGGTCAAAGAGGTGAACGCAGTTGTAGTCTACCAAAACGATGTATTTGAGTATGGAACTGATGTGAAAACAGGACGCCAAGAAATCTACAAGCACATTAACAAGCTGGAGAATATCGGAAACGACAAGATTATTGCGGCCTATGCAATTGTAATCTACAAAGATGGATCTACAACGGCAACTGTAATGACTATGGAGCAAATAAGAGCCGCATGGAACCAAGGCGCAACACGTGGCAACTCACCCGCTCACAAAAACTTTACCGAGGAGATGGCTAAAAAGACGGTCATTAACCGCGCTTGCAAAACTCCTATCAATAGCTCAACGGATGTTATCCTGGTGGGTGGTTACGATGAGGACACAGACGAGCCGACAACGATTGATATTAAGCACGAAATTGTTGAGGACACGGCAAGCGAGCAAATAACTTTTGAGATTGAGGCAAACGAGCCGAAAAGCGCCATTAAGTCAGCAAGACCAACCGAAGCAAAAGCAGAGGCAGAACCATCGGAATTCCCTGAGTAATGAAAATCAACATTATTTCATCCGGAAGCAAGGGCAACGCCTACATTATCGAAAAGAACAACACCGCGCTCTTGGTTGAGTGCGGTGTAAAGTTCGCCGAGATACAAAAGGCAGTCAATTTTGACATGCTCAAAATCAAAGCCTGCGTTGTGAGTCACGAACACGGAGACCACTCGAAAGCATGGCGCCAAGTCATAGGAGCAGGAATACCAATGTTTGCAAGCGCAGGCACTTACGATGCACTGAAAGTAAGTCCAGAAGATAGGCAAAGAGCGCTTTATCATGGCGCGATTAGTGGTCCCGTTAAGTGCTTCAAAGCTAACCATGACGCAGCCGAACCGCTTAATTTTATCATTGATGACCTATTATTCATTACAGACAACTACAAGCTACAATTTGACTTTTCGGCATTTAAGTTCACCTGCGTAATGATCGAGGCAAACTATTGCGAGGAGCTTATCAAAGGCAAGGCTGATGACTTTGTAAACAAAAGACGCTTTCGCTCGCACATGAGCTTTCAAACAGCCTTACTAACCCTAAAAACGCTCGATTTAAGCGAGTGCAAACAAATCATTTTAATTCACCTTAGCGATGGATACACGGATGAAAAACGCTTCATTCAGGACACTGAAAAGGCTTTCGGGATTCCAACTATTTGCGCTGATAAAAACCAAGTAATTGAGTTGTGAGTAAACTCAGAAAATTAATCCTTGCTAAAGCCGTCAAACCAATGACGGATAAAGAGCACAAATCATTAAGAATTAACGCATATACACCAGTAAAATGAAACAAACATTTTTAACCAAAGTAAGCTACACCAAGCAATTCGATAACGGCACATTTAAGCGCGTTGTTGAACAATATTTATTCGATGGCCACACATTTACCGACTGCGAGGCTAACGTCTACACGCATTTAGGCTCAATGATTAAAGGCGAGTTCACGATCATGAAGATGGACAAATTTATGGCCGACGATGTTCTCGGAATTAAAGCAGGACAAGAATATTCAGAAGAACATAAGTTTTTTGTCGTAAAGCAAACTTATACGGATATGGATAGCCGAGAAATCAAAATGAAGTTGCTTGTTTATGCTTGCGATGTTGACGACGCCAGACTGATAGTAATCGACTACAATGAAGATTTACCGGTAACTGACCCACAAATCAACTCCATAGTAGAAACCAAAATTTTGGACTATTTCCAAAGTGAACAAACAATTGAGGAATGACCCAAACCAAACTCGAAAAGCGCTTCGCCAAAAAAGTGGAGCGCTATTGTTTACAAAAGCAAACAACCCCGTGGATAATTTGCAGCTCATTTGGCTACACTAACATGCAGGCCATTGGCCGATTTTTAACAGGTGAGGGCGTTATAAGCTCTCGAACCATGGGATTGATTGACGACTACATGAAAAAGAATAAGTAACCTAAAAACCAAGTAAAATGGCAACACAAGAACAAGTAAGAGAATGGCAGGAAAAGCAAATGCAAAAACTTCGTGAAATACTTTACAAAACCCGCAACAACTACACCTCAACCATTAAACCAATTTTTGCGGATTCACTAAGCGAGCTCAATGATAAAACTATTGAAGAGCGCAGGAAGCAACTAAACCCAACCTATGACGAGGTTATTGCAATAGGATTTAAACGTGAAGAGGCCAGAGATGACGTTTTTGAGAATAAACACGGCTATCCATATTTTCTTGTCAATTTCGAGGCTCAAAACTTCATTATTGAATGGGATATTGAAACGCATCAGCTCAGGATTTTTGTTTGTGGCGTTCCTATTGAATATATTTCACTTGAAAAAGCAACGCGAATAATTTATGAATTTCGCAATAGAAATAAGTAAAAACCTCAAAGCCAATCCGATTGAATTGGCTTTTTATTTACCTTTAATGTGAATAACCTAAAATAATGCGCTATGGATGTTACTTTTAACCATGTCGAATCGAACACAAAAATTTACTTCACAACCGATTACGGCCGCTTTAAATTCCTCAAAGGCAACCGCGATCTAGACGAGCGCAAAGTAAACAAAATCAAAGACATCATTCAGCAGGGAGTTGACGTACTGAAATACGCGCCAATCATTGTAAACGAGGCGATGCAAATCATTGACGGACAACACCGCTATGTAGTTTCAAAGGAGCTCAGAACCAATGTTTACTATGTCATCCACAAAGAGGCGGATTTAACAATTGTTCCGGCAATCAATAGCAATCACACCAAGTGGAAAAACACGGATTTCTTGAATAGCTACATTGACCTCAAAAAACATGACTACATTGAGCTTCGCGAGTTCTTAGACCAACACCCAGGACTAAGTCTTTCAACCGCAGTCAAATTGTTTCATGACGGCACGCCAAACGGCAAAGAGGGGATTGATGCTTTCAGAGATGGGCAATTCAAATTGAACCATTACGATCATATTGTTGAGCTCACCGAAATGCTAACCGACTTCATTGGCCACATGGACAACCCATATAGCTCAAGGATGTACCTCGTTATGCTTGCACTTCAAAATAATGGCAAATACGATCATGGCAAAATGATAGCCAAACTCAGAGAATCAGGCCGTAGAATCGAGGCAATCAAAACAACAAAGACTATCATTTCAGAAATGGAGTCAATTATCAATCACAAAATGCGCGACCGCGTTTATATTCAGTAACACATGAAAAAAGCCATCACAATAGCAAAATTCATCATTTTAGCACCTATTTATCTTTACCTATTCATTGCAGATAGGTTGTTCACTTCATTCTATCCGATTGGCAATCAATGGCACCAGAATGTAGCACTTAATCACCCAAATTGGTGGGTTGTTCTTCTGACTACTTACCGCATTGTTTGGGCGCTCATCTTATTTTCAATCTTCAAATTCATTCAATATGTTTTCTTTTCTTAGACGCTTATTCGGCAAAAAACAAAAAGACCTACAAGCTAAACAATACGAGCAAATCGGGCGTTTAATTGTTCACGGAGCAATGACAGATAGACGTTTTAACCGTGCCATTTCAGCGCTGCCACTATATCCAAAACTCCTTGAAATAATCGGACAACACCCCGAACAAAGAAAGGCAAGGATGCTTGTTAGATTTTTTCAATTGTACAGAAAACGCTAAATTTGGTACGTTGATTGATGCAATTAGGTCGGCTCATTGTCGGCCTTTTTTATACATTGTAACATGGAAAAGAAAGAGAAAAAACCAAGAGCACCAAGGAAAAAACCTAGTCCATTAACAAAGGCTGGACAACCAAGAAAGAAAACAGGTGTGCCAACTGTAAAGAATACACCTGAGAAATTTGAGTTGCTTTGTCAAATGATTGAAATTGAGGGAATTAGCGCAATTAAAGGCATTAAAAGGCTTGGTTTAAGCACTGATATGTTCTATAAATGGCTAAACGAGGACGAAAATAACGCGAAAAAATACGCGCGTGCAGCTGAAATACGTAGCGAAATGATATTCGAGGAAATGCTCGATATTGCTGATAAACAAGACAAAGATGTTTACATTGATGCCGATGGAAAGGAGCGAACAGACCATAATGTCATTCACCGCAACAAGCTCCAAATCGACACGCGTAAATGGTACTTATCCAAGATAATGCCTAAGAAGTACGGCGATAAGGTCGACATTACAACCAACAATCAAAGCCTAAACGCCCCGAAAGGAATTGAGCTAAACGATGACCAAATAACGAAGCTCATTGACAAGCTATGATGAAATAAAGCCATTATTGCAATCGGCCGCACGGAGTAATTTCGTTGCGTTCTGTTTCTTCTATGACTATGACTTTTTCAAATCACGGCCGTATCTCAAAGAAATCGCACAGGCGTTTCAGGATATTGACGACCGAGTAATCAGAACGCTGGCAGTATCATTGCCACCCCGCGCAGGTAAATCCTACATAACCTCATTGTTTTGCGCTTGGACACTTGGTAGACACCCAACTGAAAGCGTAATGCGAAACACCTGTACTGCTACGCTTGCTCAAAAACTTTCATACGATGCAAGGGATATTGTACGATCAGAAAAATTCATGCAGGTATTTCCAGAAGTAAGGCTATCAGATGACCGAGGTAGCGTTGATGCTTGGTCGACTAATTACTCAAAACAAGTCGGATATTTTGGCCGAGGCGTTGGCGGTACAATCATTGGATTCGGTGCAAGTAAGCTAGCCATTACCGATGACCTTTTTAAATCCATGGAAGATGCGATGAGTGAAACGATACGCGAAAAAACGCACTCATGGAAAGAGGCAACACATGACTCACGTAAAGAAAGCGGATGCGCTGAAATTGACATTGGTACGCGTTGGACACGTGACGACGTTATCGGTAAAAATACTGAACAAGGCTATTACGACCGACAAATCATTGTGCCGGCACTCATTGAACAGGATGGTGAATTGCTTTCGTTTTGCGAGGCTGTAATGACAACCGATGAGTATTTGCGTAAAAAGCAAAAGACCAGGGAAGAGATTTGGATGGCTGAGTACATGCAGCAACCTGTTGACATCAAAGGCCGCTTGTTTGAGCACTTACGTACATTTAAAGACGTTCAGGCGGTCAAGAAACACACCGCAGGCGCATTTGCTTACATTGACGTGGCTGACGAGGGAAGCGACTTCCTTTGCCTTGTCATTGGCCACATAGTCGGAAAAGATGTGTACATCACAGATGTGGTTTTCTCAAAGGCAAATACTGACGTGACAATTCCACTTTGTGCCAAGGTATTAGATGACAACAACGTGAGCTATTGTAGGGTTGAAACCAATGGAATGGGGGCGATATTTATCAAATCGCTACGCAAGGCCACAAAAACAAGGCTGTTGCCTGTTGTGAACAACCAAAACAAAGAGACCCGAATTATAATGAATAGTAGCTACGTGCTGCGCAAATTCAGATTCCTAGCCGACCAAATCGGCGAGTATGGGCAGTTTATCCACAACCTTAAAGGCTATCAAAAAGAGGGTAAAAATAAGAATGACGATGCGCCTGATGCGGTTACAGGCTTAGCGTTGTTTGTTCAAGCGATGTTGCCGAAACTAGATGCCGAGTAAATTACGCTTTTCCTCATCGCTAAGTGGCGTAATGTTGCTTATCTTCTCAACTGCGCTTGCACGTTTAAACATAGCCTCAGCACTTCGCGTTTGGTCTTCTTTAAGTACAGAGATGTGTGAGAAGTCTGGCACTAAGTACATTCCCTCCTCATGGAGCTTCATTTGCTTAGTGAACTCATCGTATAGGATTTCCGTTGTAGGAATAATAGTTGAGTTGTACGCCTGACGCTCTCCCATTTCAACATTTGAGAAAGTTGAGCCTTTCCCTCCTTCACCTTGGCCGAACATATGTTGATTCAATCCGTAGGCATCAATAATGGCTAGCTTATCTGCGGTCATTTCCTCAAATAGCATCAAATCTTTAACCGGGAATGTCATAGGCTCGAATTTGATAGGCTTATCGGTTATAATAACCTCACCTTCATTTCTTGCCTTCATATCCTTGCGGATTTTCTTGATGTCCTCATCTTCTAAAGGGAGTGATGAAATGCCGTCTTTGTTGTCGCTCGACAAAATACCAAGTGAGAACATATTGCGAAGTAGCACGTTTCTCTTTTCGTATTGCTTTTGTAGGTTACTCAATGGCATCTTCAAAGCATCAATCTTAGATCGTGAGTTGAACATATCAATACCATCCACCTCAGTGATGTAAATAATCTCTTCAGGTAAAAATGTGGTGTAGGTATCGATGCGACTGATTGGGATTTGAAATTCTTTAATAAACGACTTCAAATCAACTGTGATGAGGTTCTGACCGGTTGGCACAATCTTCACGTTATTGAAAGCTAAAGGCATCAACTGCAATTTACCAAACGAGCCGTTTGGAGCATACACAATGACGTTATTCGTAATGCACTGATTGATAGCAACGAACTTCATCATTTTGCCCCAAGACTGCATTGCGTTAGGTCGGTCGATTAGTTTGAAAATCGGGTTGCCGTTATTTTTTACGGGGTTGCCATCTTTGTCAACAATCATTGGATTGGCACTTGCCACCATGTCAGCAAATCGGTTAATTACTGCGTTTAGTTCTGGGATAGAATAGTATAAATTCCACTTATCAGATGTGTTCACCCATTCAGGCACAACCGTTCCGATTTGTTGTGTGGTATAGTAATTAGGGTTGTTGATGCCGAAAAGCGCGAATACTTTGCTGAAAAAGTCCATCGTTTAAATTTAATGTGTAGGCCAAAATTATTATAAATTTGCTCAAATAACTTTGATATGAGTAATTTAACGCCGAAAGAAATCGAAGCAATCAAGCAAGTTAAGGAGGTTGTTAAGGTCTCAAATGAAACTGTAAAGAAATGACTAGAGAGGAATCAATTAAAGATGTACTAGCTAACAAAGAGCTTTTATACGCGAAAAAGACATCGACTTTAAAGCATGGAGATGTGGTATTCGGTTCTTATGGCGAAGTCAACCACAAAACCGAGGTAATCAAACAGGATGGCATGGGGCAAGCTATGGAGCTAGGCACCATGAAGCTCGGCCTTTGTATTAATACCACAAATGTAATTGACTCACACATGGACTGCCATATCCCTGGTCTTTGGAAAAAGTCTTTGCAGGAGATGAAAACGCTCTACTTATTGCAGGAGCATGAAATGGAGTTCGAGTACGTAATTGCTGACAACGTAAATAACGACTTCACGGCATCGACAAAGAAAATGCCTTGGAGCAAGTTAGGTGCAAGCTATGAAGGTTCAACTGAGGCTCTTGTCTTTGACGTAACGATTGACAACAAGCGTAATCCGTTCATGTTCGAGCAGTATAAAAACGGCTACGTTCTGAATCACTCGGTTGGGATGCGCTACGTTAAACTTTTCCTTTGCGTAGATACCAACGAACCAAGCTACGCAAGCGAGAAGGCGAATTGGGATAAATACTATCCTCAGGTAGTCAACAAAGAAGTAGCCGACAACTATGGTTATTTTTGGGCAGTTACCGAGGCGAAAGTTGTTGAGGGCTCTGCCGTTGTAAAAGGTAGCAATGCAATTACACCTGTAATCTCTATTGTAGAGAACGCAAACAAAGAATACTGCGACACGTGCGAAACAGAAACCGATACCATGACAGTCGACAATGGTAACGGACTTTGCAAAGGCTGTGGAACACGTCGCAAGGAAGCCGCCAAAAGCACTTCTAACACCGAGCCGTCTAAAGACACTCAAGAAGGCAAAGAAGCTCCTGCCTTGGATTGGAGCAAAGTAATTTCTAACTTCTAAATTCTAATAAAATGACAGTAGAAGAAGTAGTTAAAGCCCTTGAGGAAAAACTAGCAACTAAGGGTTTTGCAAACCAAACAGATGTTGAGGCTATCAAAGCATCCATCGAAGAATTGAAAAGCGCTAACGACGTCACAGCGATTAAAGAGGCGATCACAAATGTTGAGACTCAAATAGAGGCTTTGAAACAAGCTAACAACGAGCCACAAAAAGAAGTTAAATCTTTCCGTGAGGCTTTGATGAGCGCATTCGAGGCTAAAGCTGAGGACATTAACAACGCAATCAACACCAAAGGTGCTAACGTGGACATCCAAGTAAAGGCAGCAGTTAACGTAACTGAGGCAAACACTATCCTTGGAGGTGACTCAGATTCACATTGGTTGTTAACATCTTTCACAGGTGTAATTAGCGCAGTACGTTCACGCGTATCTCGTTACTTAGGTCTTGTTTCAGTTGGTACAATCAACAACCGCGTAGCAATGTGGGTTGAAGAGTACAACGAGCAAGGCACGCCTATCTTCATAGGTGAGGGTGTTGGTAAAACCAAAGTATCTGTTCAGTACAAAGAGAAAGAGGCTAAGGTTCAGAAAATCGCAGTTTACTGCAAAGTTTCTACCGAGATGCTTCGCGACCTTCCGCAGTTGGTTTCTTACTTACAAGCAAACTTGTTACGCCGTATCGAGGTTGCAACTGTAACTGAGTTATTCTCTGGCGATGGCACAATGCTCAACGGTCTTCTTGACTACGCAACTACGTTTACAGGTGGTGGCGTTACGACTGCTGCACCTTCAAACTTTGACGTGTTCCGTGCATTGGCTTTACAAGTACAAAAGGCTTTCGGTACTGCTTCAGCTGTATTCGTTAACCCTGACATCCTTGCGCAAATGGATATGCAAAAGTCTGCTGACGGTATTTACTTAATCCCACCTTTCAAATCTGCTGACGGTACTCAAGTTGCCGGAATGCAATTGATTCCAGAGCTTGCACTCGTTGGTTCAGGATTTGACTTTGTTGGTGGTGACTTGTCAGTTGTAAACGTTCGTTTCCGCGAAGGTCTTTCAATCAACATTGGAGAAGACGGTAACGACTTTACAAACAACATGCGTACTATCCTTGCTGAGCAAGCATTGGTACAGTTCGTTTCTGCAAACGATACTCAAGTATTGGTTAAAGGTGTAATGGCTGACGCTATCGCATTGATTACTGACTAAGAGTAATAACCTGCTACACTTGCCCCGACATTAACCCTAGCGGTTTGTCGGGGTTTGTAGCATAGAAACCTTTAACACTTTACACAATGAAAGTTAAATTAACCGAGAAATTTCACCCTAATCGCAAAGGTCACGTTGTAGATCTATCTGACAAATTTGCTGAGGCACTCATCAAAGACGGCAAAGCTGTGGCAGTAGACGCGAAAGAAAAAGCTAAAGCAAAAGGCAAAAAAGAAGTTGAAGTTGAAGTTGAAGAGCCACAGGCTCCAGCTCTTGAGGCTAACGAAGCTCCTGAGGCCGATGTAACAAACGAAGGTGAAGAAATCGTAATCGAGTAATTACCATGGCAGTCAGTCAACTTATAACCCCTGAAAACTTTATCAATCGTTATGCTATTACCGTTGCTTTTAACAATGGTGAGGCTGTAATTGAGGAGTATATCAAGCTCTATGAGAAGCCAACTGTTTACAAAATGCTTGGTTATGAGTTGACTAATTTGCTTTACGATGACCCAGCGGTTCCAGAACTTGAGAAGCTACTAACTGAGTTTGCTTTTGAGGGCAAATGCGGTGAGGGCAAATATTGCTCAGGTCTTTACGACATCTTGACCGCTATGATTTATGCTAAGTACCAACGTGAGCAAATCACACTAAATACTAGCATTGGCCAAATGAGGCCTAAAGTTGAGGCGGGAGAGCTTGCAAATGACAATTACACAAACGTATTCAAGTTGTACAACGATGCTGTAAAAAACAGCCTATTGCTACAAGAATACATTGAGCTCAATAAAGAGCTTGTTTATCCTACATACAAAGGAACTGAGTTCAAAACCTCTTGGTTAATATGAAGCTAATTAGCGAGCAAATACAGGAATTTGTAATTAACAACTTAGACAACTCTTTGAATGTTGTTGAGGTTGGTGCGTTTGACGATGTCAATTTCACGCAGTCGGTTACGTTTTGCGATGCCAAATGGCTACGCTTATACCTTGATCGTTTACTCATTAACGGAGTGCCTACCAAGGTAGTTCAAATTGTTTCTGAGGTTGAGTTTATAGTTGAGACAGATGTGGAGCTCACAGGCTTAGAAATCTATTCCCTACCTAAACCATTGCTTTTGAATGGTACGCTTTCAAATACGAAATGGGAGTGGAATAAATACGTGGACCCAACGACCAAGCAAAACAAGGAGCGCGATAAACTGCCGTTTATTTGGTTAGTTTCCCCAACTGAGGAGAAAACAGACAACTACAACGCAGGAGGCTCAAAGACCGTAATTGCAAAACTTTGGTTTGTGCATTGGTCTGATTGGAAGAAGTTAAACGTAGACCGCCAAGACGAGGCCATAAAGCCGCTATATGCGCTACTTAATGAGTTTATGGCTACAATGAACAGGCTAAGCAACATTTTTGACGGCGATAGCCTTAATTACGCTACTCGCGACTTTCCTAAATTTGGCACAGAAAATGAAAACGGCATCGACAAGGCTTTGTTTGATAGCACGCTTTCGGCAATTGAACTTGACGTGAATTTCAAAATGATAAAGCGATATTGTGAAAATTGCTAATTTTGGTACGAACAATTTTTATTTAATCAATTAAAAAACAAGATTATGGCTATTGCTGGATGTAACTGCAAGGGGCGAATTGGAAACACTGGCTATCCGGGGGTTAAACCTTTTGGAGTTACGTCAGGAGTTTACATGATGCCTATTCTTGCAAATGATGGTACTCGTAACGGTATCGACTTAACGAGCAACACTCTTGCTCAGGACATTCTTGACGCGATTAACAACCCTGACCCGTCTAAAAGAATGTATCCATTTAACAACCTTCGTAACGTAACACACGAAGAGGCTGACCCGAACTTTGAAACTGCTGACAATGGTGAGCGTTTCAAAACTCGTAACGGTATCAAAACAGTTACTTTCGAGGCTTGGGGTGTGAACGAACAATACTTCGGTAAAGTTTCTGACAACTGCGTGAACTTCGGTATTTTCTTAGTTGACGTTTGTGGTAACCTTAAAGGTCAATTAGAAGGCGATAAACTTGTTCCTAGACCTGTAAACCAATATAGCTTCTATGCTAAGTATATTGACGCAACTTCTGACGCAGGTGCAAAAGTTATGTTCTCAATGGACTACTCACTCATCACAACTGATGGTGACCAATGGATGATTCCATCTAGCTTAATCGCTCCTTTCTCTGCTCTTGAGCTTAACGGACTTATTGACGTTACTTTTGACAT